TACGCCAAACCCGGGGTGTTACGACCCCCGTTACGCCGCAAACCCGCGTGGTTACGTGCGTTTCGCTGTTACGACCCCACGCACGTACACACATGCGCAGGCGCGTGTGCGCATGTGTGAAGCACCACGCGTAACACCGTAACGCAAGTAACGACGCGCCTTATCCGCGTAACGCCCCCCGAAACACCCGTAACACGACCATGAGCATTGAAGAGAAGAGGGAAGGAATGAGAGAGGCGATGCCGCAGACAGCGGCATGGGTGGCCGAGCTGAGGCTGCTGCTGGGGGCTGAGAAGGTCGATGCGGCCCTCAAGGCAGGCCAGCAGGCCCGTCGGCAGCACCTGGCCATGGTGCAGACCCAGGGCGAGGCTGCTGCGGCCGCTTGGCTGCGGCGCCAGCGCTTCCCTGCGGGGTGCTTCTATGCCGAAGAGAACGGCCACACCGTGGGCATCAAGAGAGCCTGACATGCGCATCACCATCGAGACCAACTTCCCCCAGGTGCAACGGGCACTGCAGGGCCTGCAGCGTGAGGTGGCCGACAAGGCCACGGCGCGGGCTCTCAACGCCACCATCGCCCAGGCCCGCACGCAGATGAGCCGCGAGATCCGCCAGGAGTTCGCGGTCGACACGCGCTTCGTGGGCCAGCGGCTGCGCATCAAGCGCGCCACGTTCTTCAACGGCAGGCTGGGCCTCGAGGCCGCGCTCGACGCGCAAGAGAAGCCGCGCTCTGCCAACGTCATCAGGTTTGGGGCGAAGGCGGGCAAGGCCGGCGTCACCGTCAAGATCAAGCGCGGGCAGCCGCGCAAGCTGATCCGCAATGCCTTCATCGGCAACAAGGGGCGGACGGTGTTCACCAGGCAGCCCGGCACCAAGATGGCCAGCCGCAAGTGGGGCGGCAAGCACGGCGAGCAGATCGAACCGGTGCAGACCATCGACCTGCCGCAGATGTTCAACGCCAGGCGCATCAAGGCGGCGGTGGTGGCCGCCATGCAGGCGCGCTTCCCTGCCATCTTCGAGCGCGAGCTGGCCTTCGCGCTCTCGCGCTTCAACCGCTGATGACCATGCGAACGGGTCCTTCCCAGCCCCTCCCCACGCGGGTGCGAAACGACCGCGAAATTCCGCTAGTGGCTGGTGGTGGGTTTTCGTAATTCCGCAAGGGGGCAATAGGTTATGTCGATGATGCTGAAGGATCTGGCCACCGCGCTCGGCGTCTCTGCGGCGACCGTGACGCGGGACGCCGCCGTCGGCATGCCCACGCACAGCGTCGACGCCGCCGCCGCCTGGCGCCGCGAACACCGCCGGCCGCGCCACCGCGCGCAGCAGCCGCCCGAAGGCGCCACCGCTGCCGGCCCGCCGCAGCTGCCCAGCGCCGCGCCCGACAAGCCCGACGACAGCGGCGGCGACTACTGGGCCAGCCGCGCCCGCCGCGAGCGCGCCGAGGCCGAGCTGGCCGAGCTCAAGCTGGCCGAGCAGCAGGGCGTGCTCATCCGCGCCGACGCCGTGCGCGCCGCCCACGCCAAGCGCCTGGCCGGCTTGCGCGAGGCGCTGCTGCAGGTGCCCGCGCGCCTGGCGCCGGTTCTGGCCGCCGAGACCGACCAGGCCCGCTGCCACGACACCCTGCAGCGCGAGATCCACGCCGTCCTGGCCAGCGTGGTGGCCGCCTGACCATGGGCGCCCGCGACCCCGTGCTCGACGCCGCGGCCGACGCCCTCGAGGCGCAGCTGTGGGCCGAGTACATGGCGCCGCCGCCGCACCTCACCGTCACCGAATGGGCCGAGCGCCACCGCATCCTCAGCGGCAAAGACAGCGCCGAGCCCGGCCCCTACCGCGTCACCCGCACGCCCTACGCGCGCGAGCCCATGGACTGCCTCAGCGCCCACAGCCCGGTGGAAGAGGTGGTGCTCATGTGGGGCGCGCAGACCAGCAAAACCACCATCGGCTCCAACTGGATCGGCTACCTGGCCGACGTCAACCCCGGCCCGGTGATGATCGTGCAGCCCACCATCGACATGGCCAAGCGCTACAGCCGGCAGCGCCTCTCGCCCATGATCGAAGAGAGCCCCCAGCTGCGCCAGCGCGTGCGCGAGAACCGCAGCCGCGACGAGGCCAACACCACGCTGCTCAAAGAATTTCCGGGCGGCTTCCTGGCCATCGCCGGTGCCAACAGCGCCGCCGGCCTGCGCAGCATGCCCGTGCGCGACCTCTTCACTGACGAAGAGGACGGCTACCCGATGGACGTCGACGGCGAGGGCGACCCCGTGCAGCTGGCCCGCGCCCGCCAGACCACCTTCGCCCGCCGCAAGCACCTGCGCACCAGCACCCCCACCACGCGCGACTTCAGCCGCATCGAGGCCGCCTACCTGGCCAGCGACCGCTGCCGTTACCACGTGCCCTGCCCACACTGCCACGAGCTGCAGCCGCTCGAGTGGGGCGCCGCCACCGAGCACGGCGTGAAGTGGAGCAAAGACGCCGACGGCCGCGCCCTGCCGCACACCGCCCACTACGTGTGCCGCCACTGCGGCGCGCAGATCGCCGAGCACCACAAGTCAACCATGCTGCGCGATGCCGCCGCCGGTGGCCAGGCCCTGTGGGTGGCCGACGCCGCCGGCGCGCAGGGCGGCCGCGTGCGCGGCTTCCTGCTCAGCAGCCTGTACAGCCCGCTGGGCTGGCTGAGCTGGGCCGAGCTCGTGGCCGAGTGGCAGCGCGCCATCGACGCCAAGCGCTCGGGCGACACCAGCCTGCTGCGCGTGTTCGTCAACACCCGCTTGGCCGAGACCTTCGAAGAGCAGGGCGACAAGGCCGACGAGCACGCTCTGCGCCGCCGGGCCGACGATCAACCCCTCGGCCTGGTGCGCTGGGGCCTCTTCGTCTGCACCATGGGTGTGGACGTGCAGGGCGACCGCCTCGAGGCCTACACCTGGGCCTGGGGCCGTGGCATGGAGCGGCAGATGGTCGACCGCCGCGTCTTCTACGGCGACCCGGCCCTGCCCGAAACCGAAGCCGGCAGCCCCTGGGCCGCGCTCACCGAGCACCGCCGCACGCCCATCCAGCACGCCGGCGGCCGCCAGGTGCCGCTGCTGGCCTGCGGCATCGACACCGGCGGCCACCACACCCAGGCCGTCTATGCCTACGTGCGCCACCACCAGCACGGCAACGTGCTGGCGCTCAAGGGCAGCAGCCAGCAGGGCCGCAGCATCCTGGGCAAGCCCACCGAGCAGGATGTGAACTGGCGCGGCCAGAAGCTGAAGCGCGGCGTGAAGCTGTGGCCGGTGGGCACCGACACCGCCAAGGCCGAGATCTACGGCCGCCTGCGCCTCGAGCAGCCCGGCCCGGGCTACGTGCACCTCAGCAAGCAGATGCCCGGCGACGTGTTCGAGCAGCTCACGGCCGAGCGGCTCGTCACGCGCTACGTCAAGGGCCACCCCAAGATGGAGTGGGTGAAGCCCGCCGGCAAGCGCAACGAGGCACTGGACTGCGCCGTGTACGCCCTGGCCTGCACCGTGTGGCTGCACATGGACCGCTGGCGAGATAGCGAGTGGGCCAAGTGGCAAGAGCGCGTCGAGGCGCGCGACCTCTTCGACGCCACCCAGCCGGCCGAGGCCCCGCCGCCAAAGCCCCAGGCCGAAGCCCCGCAGCCCGACCCCCTGCTGCGCCCCAGTTCACGCCGCCGCGCGCCATCGCGTGGTGGGTTCGTCACAAGTTGGTAAGCCCCAGCCGCATGCAAAACGACATCATCATCGACACCCTCGACACGCTCGTGGCGCTGCTGCAGCGCAACGGTGGCGTGTACTTGCCGGCGCACCGGTCTGAGGCCGAGCGCATCGCCAGGGCGGCCTGGGGCGGCGATCGGCCCTACGTGGCCAAGGTCGGCGAAAGCCAGCAGCAGGCCATCAGCGAGCGCGACCGCGCCATCGTGCGCGAGTACCGCCGGGGCGCGCACGTGCCGCTGCTGGCCAGGCGGCACGGCCTCAGCGAGCGCCGGGTGAGGGCGATCCTGCAGATGGACCGGCAAGAGCCGCCCGCGGCCGCGCCTTGCCTTACCGGCGGCCGCCCATCCGGCGAGGCTACGCGGAGTCCCAAACCTGCCCGCGCGCGGCAGCAAGGGGAGCCCACAGCCGCCTAGACGCATGCCGACCACACCCGCCGCCGTTGCCACGCCCCTGGAAATCAGCGCGACGAGCGGTGCCAGCGTTTCGTTTGGGGTTGGTGCGCCGCCGCCGCCACCACCGCCGGCCCCCACCATCACCCTGTCCTCAGATGGCGCCGCAGTAGCGGGCACGGCCGAGGCCATCACCGTGACGGCGGCCAACCTGACCGGCCCGCTGACCGTGACGATGGAGAGCGTGAGCGGCCCCAGCGTGAGCTGGAGCCCGACGACAGTGGCGCCTGCGCCAGGCGAGCTGGTCAAGCTGTCGATGGCCACCTGGGCAGCGGCCGGCACCGCGCAGGTACGCGGCACCGCGCCGGGCGGCATCGTGAGCAACACGCTCACGGTGCCGGTGAGCCCTGCGCCGCCGCCTCCCCCGCCGCCGCCTGCCCCGTATGACGTGCTGATCGATGAAATCGCCACGTTCCCGGCCGAGTCGTGGACAAGGATCAACGCCGGCCGCAACACCTTCCAGGACATCTGGCCGCCTCTGGATCTCCGCGCGGAGTACGGCTTCGGCAGCGGCAACCCCTCGGCCTGGCACCGCATCATGGGCGCGTGGGGCGGCTTCGGCTGGA